CATATTGTTTAGTTCGTTTTGTATTGTAGCGTAAACTTCTTCATAATTAGCTGCATCAAAGTCTGCAAGGAAATCCCTCATATTGTCTATAGATAACGTATTGACTTTAGCCTCTTTGCGTTTTAAATCAAGGAACAAAGATTTTAATGTTTTAAAAATATAGTAATAATTATAGTCATCTCCAAAGTCAATATTTAATCCTTTGTTGATTCTTCTTTGGATTTTGATATACATTTCTTGTGTAATATCTTCTGCTGTTTCTTTGTTACAGCCAAACGAGCAAACAATGTCAATCCATACTTGATGCTTTTTATAGATTTCCGATAAGTAGTTTTTCATAATTTAGTTTTTCAATGGGTCATATAAATCCCCAACAATCTCAGGAAGCCCCAAGTCATTTACCTCAAAACTAAATGTCTCAAAAGCATAACCTCTACTTCTTTTGCACTTAACAGTTATCCATTCTTTATTAACTGTGTTTGCTTCTAATTGTATTTGTAGTTCTGCTTTTTTTTCTAAAAAACTTCCAAGATGTCCTGTTCCTAATTTTGTACTTCCGAAGTTTTGATGAATTACATTTATTATATGTACATCGTATTTAGCCGACCATTCCATAAGTTTTTGTACACAAGCATTTGATTCTTCTATATTGTTCACATCACTAACTAAATCAGCAATTCCATCTATAATTAATAAAGATTTATTTTCAGCTTTATGTTCCAAGCAATAATCTATAAAATTAATTCTGTCTTTATGACCTATTCTTCTTAAACCATAAGTTAAATAGCCATCAGATGTTCCTGCCATTTCTGCTACTCTTTTAAATACTCTTTGACAATGCCATTTACCTTGTTCAGTATCAAAGTGTATTAATTGTTTACCCTTCCTATGCCCTTTTAAATCTCCTCCAAAATGATTTTGGTCTGATAAATAAACGGAAGCAAGTAATGATATGAAGAATGTTTTTTTCGTTTTCGGTGGTGCTGTTACGCAACTTAAATTACCATAAGTTCCAATAGGTATTGGCAAAAGCATATCTTTATTTTTTCCTTTTATTAATGTTTCTCCAAGCGATAAGGCTACAGGAGGATAATCTAATTTTTCGTTTACATCTATAGTACAATCTTCTTCAATAGATTGCATTATAAGATATTGTTCTGTTTGTTTTTCGTCCAGTCGTAATTGCATTTGCATAAATATATAAAAAAAAGGGGTGTGTTAGACCCCTCTTAAAAAAAAAAGTTTTTTAGTTCTTAAAATGGTAGGTCGTTAGATGCAGCTGGTGTGTTAACTGCTTCTTCTTTTTCAGCTAATTTAATAATGTCGTTAGTCCATACTACTTTACCATTACCAAGATAGTTTCTTTGTGCTTTAGCTTCACGTTCTTCTTTTGTTTGTGAATCCATTATAGCTACGTTATTTCCGTATCTTGTTTCATCATTTAAAGATATTGTAAGGTTATAGTAAACCGCACCGTCTTTACCTTTAATGAATTTTTCTTTAGGTAGTTTGTCTACTCTAATACTCGCATTGATAATTGCACTCATAATTTATTGATTTATTTATTAATTTTTAATATTGTATTTATAGTTTCTTGTGTTATATTTTTTTATTTCTTTTGTTTCTGAATTAGTTAAAGTATGTATTGTATGCATTGAATCTAAAGAAAATAAAATTATATTTTTTACTATTTCAGTATTTGGATATAAAACTTCTTTATTATCTATATATTTTTTTTCTAATACGCCTAATTTATTTCCATAAATTTTACCTAAATATTCATCTACAAAAAAACAATATAACGGTATGTTGTATTTGTCTTTTAAAAATTTATAGTATTCATAACTTTTAATATTAAATCCAGTTGCATTAAATTTATTCATTCTGGCTTTTGTTTTTACTTCAACAATAACCATATTATTTTTATCTTTAACAGCTATTTTATCAAATGGATGTGAACCTTTAGTTACTGGTTCGTAAACTATAAAGCCCTTGCTTTCAAGATAATTTTTAACAATAAACTCCCCAATGTTTCCTTTTTTTACTTCTGTTTTATCTTCCCAGTTCATTAAAACTTATTTATATCATTGCCAAAAACTTCCCAGCCATTTCTACTTTCTCTACTAAAATAATCAAGTTTTCTTCCTAAAGTTATTTTATTAATCATATCAAAAAAAGTATCTGGTTTTCTGCTATGTTGTCTTCTTTGTTCTTTAAAAATATCTCTATATTTAGTATTATCCCAATATGGTTTTCCTTTAATTGCAACTAAACAAAATTCACATTGCATCCTAAACCAAGCTCCCATACCCATTTTTTCTTTATTCCAAACAAGTGTTGCTTTATAATCTAAATTCCATTCTTTTAAAATTTCAAAAGCATCAGGTAAAAATTTATGTGTAGTCCATAATAAAACTACTGCATTATCCATTAAAGGTAATTTAATTTTTTTTATATCATCAGTAGACATTTCTGGATATGGATTAGCAGACCTTCTTCCAACTGAATCAAAAGATGTTATTTTATCTGTTTTACCTTCATAATTCCAAGGTGGATCAACTGAAACAACATCAAACAAACCTTTTAATTCTGGCAAATCTCCTTTTTCAATTTGTTCTATTTGTTCTTGTATAACTTTAGATTTATATGCTTCTTTTTTTTCTTCTTTCTTAATTTCTTGATAAGCTGAATTAATACTTACTTCTCCTGTAGATAGTTTTGCTTTAACTTCTTCACTTGCTTGTGCTTGTATTTTTTTTACTTTATCTAAAGTTCCGTGTGATACGTTAGCTACTTTTGAAAGTTCTTGTCTTGTATTTATTTTATCAATAGCCTTTGCCAATGTTGGCAAACCCTTTCCAAAGTTTTCACCACTTAATTTTAAATTTTCTTTAGCCTTATTACTAAACACTTCTTCAAGTTCTAATGCTAAAACACTTCGTTGGTAATTACTTAAATTTCTTCTACCAAATTGGTTTAGAATCATCCATTCTTTTACAGCTTCTTCATTTTGAAAATGCTTTGTTTCTGTTTGAATTTCTAAATCCCACTTCAAAGATATTTCATAACGGTTATGCCCATCTATAATAAAACCATTCCAAATAAGTATTTTTTCCCTAATACCTTCTGCTATACAATTATTTTCTAATTGTTTATATTCTTCTTTAGTTAAAGCTGGAATTAACTTTTTAAATTCTTCTTTTATTTTAATCACTTATTTATTATTAATATTATTTTCTTTTGTAATCCATTTACCTTGTAGGTCAATAACTGTATAATTGTGTTCAGTTAAAAGATTAATTGCTTTATTTAACTCTTTTGCTTTTTGCCTATAGTGGTCAAATATTTGATTTTCAAATGCGTTATGTTCTTTATACATCTTTCTTAATTTTAGTTATTAATTCTTCTTTTGTAGTTTTCTTTTTGAATGATTCAGATTCATCTTCTGACATTACACCAAGTTCATAAAACCCTGATAGTTTTAATACACCTCTACTCATTGCACGTTTTTCTGCCATTTCAGCTACATACCAAGAATTAGTAGAACCATCTTTAAAACCTGCTCCTTTTAATGCACTTCCAAATGTTTCTATTTTAGAATCTCCTTTAGTTGCAATAGCTTTAAATACTGCAAAATTAGGTTCGCACTTTACTACATCATAAGTAATGTTAATTTGTGCTTTAGCTTGTATAGCATCAATTCCTGCACGAGTAATTATTGTGTAGTGTTGATGTTTAAAAAAGTGATTAGGATTTAATTCGTACTTCTCGTAAAGTTCTTTTAATTTTTCTTTGTTCATAATGTCAGTAGATTTTGCGATTGTACTTCCAATTTAGCTTCTAAAACATCTTTTGCTTCTAAAGTAAATTGTAATTGTTTTTTAAGTTTTTGGATTTCTTCTTCTTTACCTTTGATAAAGTTTTGATAAAAACCAACTTGAACGTAATGTTCGTGATAGGAAATTGTTCTTTCTTTTGTCATATATTTATTTTTAAATGAATCATAAATATACACAAAATATTTAATAAAAAAAAGGAGCTAATAAAATTAACCCCCTTTCTTGACAAAGACAAATGTACAGAACACTATAAATATATAAATTAGTTTAAGTCGTTTATTAACAAGTTATATTTAGTTATTAACTCCTCTATTTCAGGTGTAGAAAATTTAGTTATTTGTTTTGCCTTATAATAAAGTGATTCTGCACATCCAGCTCCGTATTCTAAATCTAAATTTTTGCCAAAAACAAATTGTTCTCCATACTTAAATACATTACATCCTGCACATTGTACTTGACAGTTTATTTCATCCCAACGAGTAGAATAATGTTTACGACTTTGAAAATGACCACATTGTAATTTTTTCCAATGATTTTTTTTGCCACAAGTAAAGCATTGAGCTATTTCGTTTTTAGCAAAACGTTGTCTAATATATAAACTAAATACTTTGTCAAGTTTTTTTATTAGTTTACTTCTTGTTAATTTTTTCATTTGAAGGTATAACGTTATTGCATTTATTACACAAGTAATAATAACCATTTTGATTACTACCTAAATATAGCATTTTGTATTTACATTTTCTACAATTCATAATAACTAAAAAGAAAGAAAAAGAAAAAGGACAAAAAGAAAAACAAAGAAAAAAGCCTACAAAAAAGAAATAATTTAAGTACCTGTTCCAAGCACCGTCCATCTTTATTAGGTTGTGCAAGTTTCGCTATGAGCTGAACAAATATATAAAAATTTATTTAATTTTACTTTTTAATTATTTTAGCAGTTTTCTCTATACCTCTTGATGTAAAATAAAATCCTAAACTCATTATAACTATTTGACCAAGTAAATCAACGTATTGATTCGCTATATTAAATTCTCCTATGTTTCCGTCTATTAAAGCAAATAGAGTGTATAGAAACAAAGAAAATATAGTTAGCATAGGTCTTATGTTTTTACTTAACCAACTATCGCTTGACATATCTGCTGCGTGTCTTGATGTTATTTCTTTTTCTAAATCAAGTTCAGCTTTTATAAAAACTTCTTCCATCTCTTTTTCAAATTGAGCTTTTTCAACTTTACTAAAAGTATGTGTGTCTATTATACCAGAAATTTTTTCTGCTATATTAGAACCTGCTGCTCCAAAAAGTTTTGCTAAAATATTTTTCATAAACTAATTTTAATATGATTAATGTAATTGAAATTGTAAATAAGTTAGGATGCCAATGTTCCCCACAAAAACCTAATAAGTGTTTTATAGTTTCCATAATTTAATTTTTCATTTTTATTTTACTATTATTAACCTCTAATCTTGAAATGTCTTTTGTTTCTGCTTTAGGTTTGTTTATAGTTTTGTTATTGTTTTTTTCTACATAAATAGGTTGGTTATTTCTATAACCTCTATTCCAATTATTGTTATACCAATTATCATAGTATCGTGGGTAATTAGGGTATGATACTACATTGTAATAGATATTTGGTCTAATCATATTAATAGGAAGCCTTAATGTATCTCCTTGTTCTGTAACTGCTAAAACGTGAGTTATTTGTATTTTAGGTTTAGTGTTGTATGTTCCACAACTAACTATAAATAATAAAAATAGTAATATTCTCATTTTTCTAAATGTATTATATTAACTCTATCTTGTATTTCTTCTTTTGTTGCTTCTACTTTAAAACTTAAACCTGCCTTCCATTGACCACGAGGTTTACCGTTTTTGTCAAGTAAAATAATAGTAGGTACTGATTTAATTTGTGCTTTCATAGAAGGAACTAAATCTTCTAATAAAGTCATTTTTACTTTACAATTCTTTATTCCTTTTAAATTATAATTATTTGATTGATTCCATTTTGCGTTTATGTGCAGTAATGTCAAATCTTGTGCATTACCTATTGAACATAATAACAAAACAAACAATACATATATTAAATGTTTCATCTTCTGTAAACTTTATTTTCTAAATCTTTAATTGATTCTTTATTTTCTTCAATATCCTCTTTCATATTTTCAGTAAGTTTATCAATTTGTATAACATTATTTCTAATTAATTCGTCTTTTAATTGGAACTCCATTCTTTGTACAAATTCATCTCCACTAAACCCTTCAATTTTATTGTTTAGGTCTTGTATATCTCCTTGTAAAGTAAACCACATACTCGCTAAAGAAACTGCACCACCAACAAGCATTGCAATAGTTTTTAAATCTAATTGTACGTTTGTATCTTCACTAATCTTTGTTGCCATTTTATTATTTGTTTCTGTATTCATTATAGCAAATTGCTACAGCTTGTTTTTCAGGATGGTACTTCATTAATTGAGGTACACATCGCATCATATAATCTTTTTGTTTTTCTCCTTGTTTTTTTTTAGGTATCGGCATTATTATAAAATTTAAAATGTAATACAATAAATATTACATAAATGTTTAGTTCACTAAAATCACTACTTTCATCTTCTGGTAAATAACTAAAACCTATTAAAATACCTAAAGCAAACCTTTCTATAATAGCAAACTCTATTTTTTTCATTTGCAGCCTTTACACCCTGTATATGTATAGTACCTGCCTTTGCGTTTTATTTCTAAAACTTGTTTTCTGTTTTTCTTTTTATTCCAACTAACGTGAATCCACTTTGGTTCTCCTTCATCATTTGGATATTCGTTAATTAAAATATCAAAATCTAAATTGTCTTTTATGTAATGAAACATTTCAAGATTTGTTTTACCCCCTAAAGAATCCAAATCAATCGCTAAACCTTCTTTATGAGCAGATGAAATTGCACCACCAATTCTTGAGTTTAATTCTTCTGAACGATAAAAGCTGTTTATTCTAATTGGGTGGTCAACCCATTTTCTTAATGGTTGAAATATTTTTTCAGCTATTAACTCCATATTCTCAATATGTTCTTTTTTAGGCTTGTTTGATATGCCTAAACGCTTTGCTGTTTCGGAACGTACTGCTTCCTTATAGCTTATGTTTTCGCTTATTTTCTTCATACATTAAATACCATTTGTGAGTTGTGTACAGGATAGTAACTGTAAGTAGTATTAATTTCAACACCATATCAATATTAGTAAAACTCAACGTAAACGCTGAAAAATTTAATACATACAATTTCATATCCTGTAAACTCATTATTTTGTTTCTTCTTTGATTTCTTCGTATGACCCATCTTTTAGGTCAATATTAATTTTACCATAAGATTCTTCTAATTTCTTTTTAGATTCTTCTTGTTTAGCAATTTCTTCAGCGTACATATGCTTTAATCTATGTATCTGTGTACTTAATAAACCGATGTCGTGCTTAATAGCATTTATTTTACCTTGTTGATTCTTGTAAATCTTTTAATTCTTCTTTTGTAATTTTTGACATTTTATTAATTTTATGATTAAGATATAAATATACTAATTTTTACATTTACATTCTTGTTTCAATTTGTCTACTTCTGCTTTTAGTTCTTGTATTGACTTAACTAATAAAGGAACTATTTTAGAATAATCAACAGATTGCATATCTTCTGCATCTTTTTCTCCTGAAACTGCATCTGGTAAAACTTCTTGAAGTTCGTGTGCCATAACACCATAACTTCTGCTATCATCTGTTTTCCATTTAAAGTCATATACAGGAATTTTAGAAACCATATCTAAACCTGCAAAATCTTGTAAATCTTCTTTTAATCTATAATCAGAAGATGTGTTAAAAGTTGTTGCAAAACCATTTGTTTTAATAGAACCAACTGGACCATTTGGATTATAATAAGTTTGCAAAGTAGATGTACCCGTCCAAGAAGATGCCTGTCTCAAAACCGTTCTATTAACGCTTTCAGGAAGAAAAGCACTACCATAAACAGAAGTTCCATTTGGTGTTCCTTGAGTTCCAAATAAAACATCCCCCCCACTTGTAATACGCATTCTTTCTAAAAGAGAACTTCCATTAGCTGTAGAAAAAGACATTGCATTAAATGGAGGGTATGAAGAACCTGTTGCACTATCATCAAAAACTTTTATTTGACCTCTAACCTTTTGAGTATTTGAAACGTCATCTATTCTAAAGTTAATTGTACCTATAGTATCTCCTGACGTCCAATTACTTCCATCAAAAGAATTTGTTATTGATAATATAGCTCCATTTGTTTGGTCATTTTTTGCTATTTCTAAAGTTGATACAGGCGATGCAGTTCCTATTCCTACATTTCCTCCATTTGGATTTACTTTCTACATTTCTTGACTGAATATAGGAAATTGAAGACCTATCTTGCCCTAATTCAAGAACCATATTACCTCCGCCTGTATCACCAATAACAACAGCACCTGAAGGTGTAGTTGTGCCTATTGTTTGCGTTGCTTTATTAATATGTAGTTTAGTTGCAGGCGAATCAGTTCCGATTCCTACGTTTCCAGAAGCCTCAACAGTAAAAACATCTGTACCTGTTGCAAGACCTGCTGTGTTTACAGTAAATTTTCCGTTTGAACCTGATGAAAGACCTACTGTAACCCAACCTGGTTTTGAAGCGTTCGAATGTGAAAATAACCTAATTGCACCGCCATAAGCAGCAGAACCTCCCCCAGATTGAATAATTAAACTTCCAGTTCCAGTATTAGTGTTATCTGTAAATAAATACTGATTAGCTGGTGTTGTAGTTCCTGTTGAAGGTAATATAAACCGTGATGCATTTACTTCTCCTGCAACTATTGTATTTCC